AAATAATTATTGTTTCTGTGGGGGGGTGCGCCCGGCGCTGCAAAAAATAACAATTGTTTGCTGCTAGGTTCTGCAAAAAATAAAAATTGTTTGTGGGGGGTGCCTGCCACAGACACACGCCCGTCGGCCCCACCCCCCCACCCCCCAAGCAACGGGCAAAACTGATCCAGCCAACGCGCGCCAGGATCGCGATTGCCTTTTGCCTTCTGGGCAATCTGGGCAATGCAAATGCCGATCGGCCGCGGCGCGGCGCGGCGTGTCGATCCGCCGCTGACTGGCGGATAGGCATTGGCAATCTGGGCAATGCTTTTAGCAATTCGTTTTGGACTTTGTATTTGACTGCCCATACTGCCCATGCGCGCCAACGCTGCGCAAGTCGTTGCGTAGGCGTTATGGGCGTTCTGGGCACTATTGGCACCGTGTTTCACGTCGCGGCCAAATCCCCCTATATCTGTACTTTTAACCTATATGGTTATAAAATTGAAAAAGTCATTAATACACAAAAGACTACCTATACCGCCAATCCTCGCGCAAGACGTTGACATTGGGGCGCAATCCATAGGCAATTCCCCCTAATTCCCCGCCCATACTTCCGCCAATCCATCCCCTCGCCAGGCGCGCACTGCACACTACCCGCCGCGCAAAAACAGGCCCCAAACATACGCAACAAATTAGTTGACATACCCCACACTGGCGATATTATGGGCGCAACAACCACGAAAGGAAGCTTGAGCCATGACAGCCTATACTTTTACAGACGTGCAAGAAATAGCCGCAAACCTTGAATCTTATCTTGAATATGGCGCAGAAAATCGCGCGGAATATCTGGCAATGCTGGCGGATGAATATGATGCGCCCTTGGCGCAAGTGCGCGCTATGGCGCGCGTACTTGGGCCAAGCGAAGACTTCGACGGACTTGTGATCGCCCTAGAAGACGGCGACTTTAACTAAATACAGCCGCCACGATGGCGCGGGCGGCGGCCGTCATCCAGCGCCATTGATGAAAGGGATTCACCATGAACAATAAAGATTCACTCAATGCCGAATTGGCCTTTCTGGCCAGCGAAGGAGTCGAGCGCCAGAGCCCCCGCGTCATTGACGGGCTTTCGTTTATCTTTCACCGGCGCCGCTATGACAATCGCGTCACCTATTCATGGGCTTATGTTGCCCATGGCGCTGGCTTCCTCCCCCTTGGCGATCCTTGGCCCTGTATCACGCCCAAGGGAGTCGAATTGGTCGCGGCCGCGCGGCTTGCCATTGCGCGCGTCGATTGTGAAAGGGCGGCCGCATGCGCGCGTATCCTACCTTAGCCGCTCAGCGCGATATTTGGCTGGCGGGCCGTACCGATATGGCCAGCCGCGCTTGTACCCGTGCGGGCGCTTTACGTTATGCCAGCCGCAGTCTTGACGGGCGTTATCTCTATAACCCGCAACGCGGCCTTGAGATATGGATCACAGGAGGCTGATCCGCCTCTATTTGGCAATCTGAGCGTCCAGAATGAACGATAGGCGTCATCCCCACACTAAAGGATATTCCACAATGACAATTATTCAAATTTCGGTTCCCGTCGACTATATTGAAGCGGCCTTGCAATGCGTATCAAAAGAAGGAACGCGGTACTATCTGCAAGGCGTTTTTCTCGACGCGCGGGGGTTCGTCGCGGCCACCAACGGCCATATGGCCTTCGCGGCGCTATGCGCAGCCGCCAGCCAACTTAGCGATTGCACCCCAAGCTATGGTGGGGGAGGCGCGTTGGCAGGCGTTATCGTGCCGCATGACGCAATCACGCAAGCGATTAAAGCCGCGGGCCGTGTCAAAGGGCTTTGCATCGTGTTTGAACGGGACCAGCAAGGCCAATGGTGGATATTGTACGGCAACGCGCGCGTCGCGTTTGCGCCTATTGACGGATCATTCCCCGACTGGAAACGTGTCGTGCCGGAAGCCCCCGCAACGCTTACCGCCGCGCATTACAATCCGCAATATATTGCCGCAATAGGCAACATGGCGAAAGCCCTGAATGATGGCAAGAAAGCTATGACTACCGCCTTCTGTCTGCACCAGGCTGGCGAAACCCCCGCGCTTGTCACGTTCCGCAATGGCGACAGCGGCGTGATGACCGATTGTGTGGCCGTCCTAATGCCTATTCGCTCAAAACCTGCGGATTATGCCACCACTGGCCACGCCAGCGCCTTCCGCTTCTAACGTCGAAACAGGATGACGTGGACGGGCTCGTCCTGTTCGATGTCGCCCGCTCGCCGACGATGATTTAACCACTAAAACGAAGGGATAATACGATGACCATTTACAATCTCACTGAGGCACACAACGGCAAAAAGGCATTGGTGCGCAGCTTCACCAATCGCGCGGCCGCTATCGCACACGTCGAGGCGTTGCGCCCTGTGGCGTTCGAGGAGGACGCGGACCACCCAGGATATTTCGACATATTCACACGCTCCGGGCTTGTGCTGGCGCTTGAGCCTGCGACCGCCTGACAGTCGCCGCCTGATTCCCTTGGCGCACTGCCGAGGGAATAGGCGGCCACTGCCGGCCGATGAGAGGACACTCAGCCATGACGATTCACACCCAGACCGCAGCCGCCGCGCTTGCCGCCGCATTTGTCAGCTACACACGCAACAACGGCGAGCGCTTCTACAAGCTGATCAAAGACGCGCCCAAGTGGATGCAAGACGCGATGCACGACGCCCACGGCGACATGATGCCCGACGACGTGCGCTATTCGATGATCCACGAAATCGCGCAAGCCATCGCCGAACGGGACGAGGACGCGGACCTTGACGACGAGCGCGGCGAAATCGTGGACGCAGTGCCAAGCTGCTACCATAGCGCGCGTTTTGCTTGGCTGGCCTCGCACAACAGCCGCAGCGACTATTGCGACGAGGCGCAGGCCGAAGGCATCGTTGCCGCCGACGCCAGCATATCGGACCGCATAGCGGCGGGCTGGTATCAGGAAGCCGACGAAATCTACAGCGCGCTTCTCCAGGCGATCGAGACGCAGGCCGAAGAACTGGAAACGCTCGCCGCCGACTGACGGCGCGATCGGCCGGGGGTTTCGATTCCCGACCGAACGGCATATTCATTTAAGCCACACTCCAGCACACGCAAGGATGAGATCATGACAAGAGACCGAAGCTACTGGCGCGCGGTGCCGACCGCTGACCTAATAGAGGCCGCAAGGGACAGCCGCGAAGAACTAACGATAGCGCTGGGTGAACGCTTAGATGATGTGCTGGCGCAAGCCGACGCCGACCGCGACGAGTAGGCCGTGTTGGCCTTGCTTATCGCCGCGAGGGCTGAGGCGGGCAAGGCCTACGACGCCGCGACGGCTGATGCGCGCGAGGCCTACGCCGCCGCGAGGGCTGAGGCGGGCAAGGCCTACGCCGCCGCGACGGCTGAGCCGCGCGAGGCCTACGACGCCGCGAGGGCTGAGGCGGGCAAGGCCTACGCCGCCGCGACGGCTGAGCCGCGCGGTGGCCCGCCCCGCCGCGACGGCTGAGCCGCGCGGTGGCCCGCCCCGCCGCAATAGCTGATGCGGACAAGGCCTACGCCGCCGCGATGGCTGAGCCGCGCAAGGCATACGCCGCCGCTGCCCGCGCAGCCAACACCAACCAAAAGGAAACCGGACAATGAACGAGACCGAACACCTAGCCACCGCCGCTGACGCTGCCCGCGACGCACACATTGCCCGCGATGCCGCCCTCGCCACCCTTGACGCCGCCCGCGCCGCCTACGACGCCTGTGACGCCGCCTACAACGCCCGCGAAGCCGCCCGCGCCGCCCGCGAAGCCGCGCGCGACGCCCACAAGGCCGCCCGCGAAGCCCACAAGGCCGCCCGCGAAGCCCACAAGGCCACCTGTGATGCCCACAAGGCCCCCTGTGACGCAGCATACGCCGTTTACGCCGCCGCCCTCGCCGCCTACGCCGCCGCCGCCCCCCCGCGCCGCCGCCGCCACGCTGTAATTTAGAAAGGGGAACCCTACCATGACACACGACAGAAACTATTGGCGCGCGTCGCCCAACGCTGCTTTGATTATCGCCGCTCGCGATAGCCGCGATGAACTTGCGTTAGCTTTAGGCGAACGCCTGGAGGACATCGCCGCTGAACTGGCAAGAGTCGATCTATACGTCACCCAATTGGAACTGGACAATGCGAAACGCGGATGCACGATAGAAGATTTGGAAAATGATATTGAGTTGGTTCGTCTTGATAACGAGGCGCAAGCCGTCGAAATCAGCGACCTACTTGACGAATTATTTTACTCGCGGAGCTGATATGCTGGCGCTGCTTATAGCCCTAATTTTGGGGCTGCTTTGCTTAATGATAGAGGATTGACCCACATGCAAAATATACGCCGCACACATGCCAACCTGCGCGCGCTGCCCGCGACGCCGACGCCGCCTTCGACGCCGCCTTCGACGCAGCACTAGCCGCCGCCGATGCCGATGCCGCTTACGCCGACGCCGACCGCGACGCGTAGGCCGTGTTGGCCTTGCTTATCGCCGCGACGGCGCTGTTATTTTATATAGTATGGGAGCATTGACGATGACTGACTTTAGCCACCTTGAGGCGATATACGCCCGTCTCGCTAGCGAGACGATACGCCTAAACGCATCTAAAAGCGATTTTGAGCGCAAGCAACGCGCCGTATGGGTCGAAGGCATCCGCCGCGAGATCGCGGGGGAATATGCCTTTCTAGGTATAGATCCGCCCACAGCGGCGGAATTAAACGGCGACGTTGACGAACTATATGCCGCGTTGGCCCCCAACATGGAGGTGAAGTTATGAACGCCCGCACAATCGTTGAAATGCTGTTTGTATTGATCGCGCTGCCGGTTATTCTGATCGCGTTGATGGTGGTGCTACCATGATTAAACCTTTAGATTCACCGCGCCGACACCTCGGCAGCGTCGGCAATGCGGTCAAGCTGGCGGTGGTGTTGGCAACGGTGCTGGTGGTCCTATTTAAGGCGACGGCATCATGACAAAGGACCAGAGTGACACACAATCGCATCATAAACTACACGCCCGACCCGCTCTTTCAGACGCCGGGGGTGCCCCGCATCCTGCGATTGAGACATCTGACCACCCTGCAAGCTACAACCCCCCGCGAGGCCAAGGAACTAAGGCGCCTGGAGGCCACGCAGCAGGACATGGAGTACGACTGGCATCGACGCCAGCGAAAGGCTGAGTATCAGCGGCTACACGCCGCTGCAATTTTGGAAAGGAAGCGAAATGACGACGAAGAAAATAATGCTGGCCGCGGCTAAATTGTTTAACCGGCGCGAGGCTTGCGCCGCGCAGTTGCGTGAGATCGACGCGGAACTGGCTATGATGCACGGCGACTATATGCGCGCAGAACGCCTATGGGGCCTACGTTTGGAAGGATTTCGGCACACGATTCAAGTTATGCAAGACAGCGAATAGGGGCCGTTACTACCAAGACGATAAAAAAGCCCCCGGCAAGCAATTGCCGGGGGCTTAGTCATGTGCGCGAGGAGGGGAAACCTGCGCTAACGCATATTTATCACCTTTCCATCTGTCGATGCAACCCCTTCGACAATCCGGCGCAACTCGGACTTAGCCATACCGGCCATCTCCGGCGCGGCAAAAATGTGCTTCTTGGTTTGGTAAGCGACGGACGCAAGGCGACCGACATCAATCCAGCCGGCTTCTTTGAGCGCGTGCAGCAGCGCTGCTTGAGGCACTTTAGTGCCATTAGGAACGTGCGCCGCAGCGATGGTATCGCAAAGTTTGTGGAACGGCCCGCCAACGACGCCAGGCGCAAACGGCCCCACACGCTTCTTCATCAACTCAACGAGGAACGACTCAGCGACCGATAGGCCATGCTCAACCATGTTAAGCTTCCACTCAGTCACGGGCGGGGCCACCGCCGGGTTAAACCGCGCCACATCGCGCTGCCAGAGCCAAGCGGCGATCTTTTCATATCCGCCGTGCTTATACCAACGCCATAGCGCCGTCGCGGCATCTTCGTCCATGCGCGGCGCGCGTGACCAGACGCAAAACCACCGCCGATCCTGCGATGGTATCGTGATAGGCAACGGGTCATTGGTAAACGCTACGACTTGCAGCCTGTTCAGCATCTCATAGGGGTGCAGCCCCTTGCGGTTGATCAACAGTGTTTCTGGCGGCGCAGCGATTATGGGCTTCAGCTTATTTGATAACGCCCGCCGTTCGCGCGCGTCACTTTCTCTTAGTTCGTTTAGAATAACCACCTCGGCTTCCAAAGCGTAGCCCCATTGACTATCTAGCCCGCCAGCCTCAATCACCGACCTATTGTGCTGGTGAATCCCGCCAACAGCCCATAAAAACGGCGCCCAAAACGTATCTTTTCCGCTGCCTTCATCGCCGCCATGCAGGACCGCGTGATTGATTTTAACATTCGGGTTTTGAATCTTGAACGCCATGACATTCAAAATGTGATTCAATTCGGTTTGATCTGGCACCAAATTGTTACCGTGTTCGAGCCATTGCGACACGTCCAGGTCAGTCATCGCGTCGCTCTCAGCCATGTCTGGCCGCGCGTTAACCCAGCGGTTGCCGTAGGCCAGGCCGTCCCGCGATACAAAAACACCCTCGCCGGCTGCATAGGTCACGCCGACTAGCGCCGCTGCGCCATACTCTTGCCGCCGCTCATCAAAATAGACGCTGGCGGCAACGCGGTTTTTATTGTTGTGGATCGACCGGCAGTCGATGTGCCGAAACAGCGCGTTAAACACGTTGCGCGGCACCTCGCGGCGGGTCACTAGGTCGAAGTAGCTATCATCCGATTGGACGTAAGCAAAACGGTCAAACCAATCGGCTTTCTCGGATCGTCCAGCCTCTTTGCGCTCAACCTCGCGGACACGGGCCGCGGCTTCGTCGGGAAAATCAACCGTTGGCGCAATTTTAGACGCCATGCGTTGCATGACCTCGGCCAGCAGTTCATCTCTCAAACCCGGCGTTACCTTTGGGCCACCGTTTTCCGCCACCCAAGCCAAGAACGCTTTGCTGTCCATATCCGTGCAGTGACCGTGATAGCAGCAGTACGAGCGATCCAATGGTTTGTAGCGCCCTTCAGCGTTGCCGTCGCTATGCTGCGCGCTGTTAGGGCAGATGACGCCGCACCAACCCTCACCGTTCACTTGGCTCGTCACCATACCGCTGTCGGATAGCCACGCCAGTACATTATCTTGGCCGGTGTCACGGACGCGAATTGACTTGTGGTCCGCCGTATCGGCTTCGGCGGGTTCGACGCCCAAGGCCTCGCAGATAGCTTCTAGTGTATATTCGCGCTTGGGGTGGAACTCGACCAGCCGCGCGGCGAAATTGTCCCTACCTTGCTTTAGGTTAATTGAACCAGGAATTCGGCAGTTGCGAACCGGGTTCGTTGCGCCGGGGTCGGTGTACCCTGCGTCGGCGATGGCTTTAATAGCCGCGCTAAAGTTGCCCTTAGTTGGTTGCTCAACGAAAGCGTAGCCCCACTGAAACGATCCAGCGCTAGTTTCCATAATCCATGTCGGCGCCAGCAGCGGCGTTTTGGATTTGGTGCCAATGTCGTCAAGCATCATAAACAAAACATACTCGACGTTCTCACGTTTCGCGGCGGGTTTGCCGTCTATAAAACGGTCTACGATAAACGACCCAGTGTTGACGTACCAAGCCTCACTCGGCTTGATGCGCGCCTTGTCTGGGAGATACGCGGGGAACGTCGCCTTTGGCACCCCGTCGCCGTGAAAAACAATATCGCCGTTCTCGCGCTTAGGTTTTTGGTGCAGCAGCAGCGCTGTCTCGCCTGTTTCGTAAGCCAAGCCGGCGACATAATTTATAAAATCGTTGCGCGCGTCGTTCATTAGTTTTCCCCTTAGCCTTTGCCGTAACGGGCCATAACGGCAACTTCCGCGTTCAGCGGTAGCCCTGCGGCCCATGTTGGCGGTGTACACATGATCTCAACCAGCCGCTGCGCGGCGTGATCGACCTGTGCTTCCGGTACTTCCAGCACGATCTCATCGTGAACGTGCAGAACTACCTCGAAAATTTCTTCTTCCAGCCGCCGCAACGCGCAACGTAGCAAGTCATTGGCCACAGCCTGCGTGATGTTCTCACAGTTGTGAACGATGACCGGCCCCTCGGCCCCCATTACTACAAACCGGTTGCGGGGGCCGCAATTTATCAGATCGTAAACGTGCGCGTAATGTCGGGCGCCGCCATGAGGTCCGGCCATTTCACGCCGCGGCTCAGACGATATAGAACCGTTGTGTAATTGACCCCGCATGTCTCCGCCAACTCCGCCGCAGTCATAACCCCGTTCGGCGTCTCCACTAGGCGGCTGTTGCGCTTGTTGCGTGCTTGCACCTTCATAGACACCCACCGACAATTCCCCGGCAAATACCCAATGTCGTTGTTGGCGCGGTCCAGCGACAAGCCTCCCACGTACCCCGCACCCATATCGGCCCAGAAATTCTTGAACGACGCCCAGCGCGGACACACCGCGATACCCCGGCCACCGTAATTTTTCCACGCAGGATGCGACGGCCTCGCGCAGCGCGCTAACATACTGCGCCAAACCGCATACGCCGGATGCCTCGTCATGCCGTGCGTCTGCTGCACTTCCCGCTGAAATGCCGCTTTGCGGCACCCGCAAGATGTAGGCCGTGCTTTGCGCACCAATTTGCAAAAGTTGGCCAGCTTCATTACGCGTGTCTGCCCACAATCGCACGTTATCTCCCAGACCGATCTGCGCCCGTCGGTCCCCAGCCACTTCGTAGCCGTCAGGTATCCGACACGCAGCCCGGTTATATCCTTCGATCTTGTCCGCACGGAGCCACCCTTCTTCGGTTAATATAAGGTGGTCTGGTGTAACTGTAACCCCATACGCTTGCAAGACCTCACCATACTTTTTGTATGCGGCGCCGTCTTGCTGCACCCATTCTTCACCATCCCATACAGTGTCGGACGCAGTGACAGTCTCTATCGCCACCCAACCTCGACGCGTAAGCACCGGCGTACCTTTTGCAATGCACGCCAAGCCGCGCCACAGACGCGCGCGGGGCCATTCCTTCGCGTCAGCGGCGGGCTTCCACGCCGCCTTGGCGTAGGTCAAATTGCCTTCGTCGTCGAAGCGAGCAAAAGGATAGCATAGTACGCGGCCAGATGGCAGAATATACCATAGATGCTGTTTATCGTAGACGTAAGTAACGCGCCCCGCGGTAAACTCTGTGCCGGGGTTCCGCATCGCCGCCGTATACGAGCGTTCCAATCCCAGCCAGTAAGGCTCGGCCCAGCTATTCGCGCGGCGCCAGGCGCTTACCATCCGCCGGCTGTCGCTCTCATGCAGCACGACATTATAAATTCGGCCCATGCTAGCGAACGCACCGATGCCGCCGGCAAAACCACACGCAAGTTCTTGCACCTTCCCGATCTGGCGCTGGTCCTTATCCACGTCAGCATAGGCAACCTGAAACGTCGCTGCGGCGTTGTGCTTGTACACGTCCTCGCCGCGCTCAAAAATTGACAGCTTGTTCGCGCCGCTGTTGCTATTTGAGGCCCACGGCGTCACCCGCGCCTCGACCGAAGCCCAGTCGGCCACGACCAATACCTTACCGGGTGCGGCCAACATCGACGGGCGCAGCATACCCTTCAGCACGTCAGTTGTTCGGCTACCAAATTGCGGCACAATCTGATGGCCGCGCACCATCGCTTGGCGGGTCAGTGCAGGGTTGGCAGCACACCGTCGTGGAAAGTTGTGGACCTGAAGCCCATAAGACGAAGCGCGTCCAGTAGCGCTACCTCCAGCAAATACAAACGCGCCTCTAACCCTGCTATCATCATCGTCTGCCAACGCAGCCGCGCGTGCAAACTTCGCAACTGACGACGCCCACAAGTCGTCCGCACACTGAATGACTTCTGCAACGTCCGCCGGGACTTCATCAGGGTTTTCCTCTGCCAGCACTAACAGATTGGCGCGCACGTTCTTGTCGATGGACAGTTTAGCTTCGCCGTCCTTATGTATGGTGGCAATCTTCAAAGCTTCGGGGCCAACCCGGTCTAAAACCCATTTACGCATTTTGGGACTGCGGACGGATGTAATCGCGCCGCCGGTAATCTCGCGCACAATATCTTGTATTTCAACTTGTTCGGCGTCAGCGTAGCGTACAGCGGCTTGCGCCAGCGGCCTGTCCAGCAACACGCCCCGGTCGTTGATACGCTCGTTAACGTGATAGTCGCGCAATTCGTCGGCAGACAGAGGCCGCATAGCTTGGCTGACTGACCGCATGGCGCGGACATCTTGCTCGCAATATGCCACCATTTCCGTCATCAGGTCGGGCTCATCGCGGAAGCTGCCATCACCTTGCGGTATAGACAGCAACCGGATTAACTGACCGCCGCGGTGGTCCTTACGCATACCCGCGCCAGCAAAGCGGCCTACATCTTCCAGGCTACCCGGCGCACAGTTGGCGCGGGCTTGCGTGGCTGTGCAGTAGAACTGCTCAAGCGCAAAATCGTTCTGTAGAACATACCAAAACACCAGCCGCTCGAACGCAGCGTTGTGTGCGTAAATCAGGCCGGTATGCTCGCGCACCTCGTTCGGGAAAGGTTGCCCTGGCAACCACGTCCGCACGGCGTCATCGTCAAAGGCGTAGGACATGCATAGCACGTCGGTGCTGGCGTCCTGCGCGTAATTGTAGACGCCCTTGCTGCGAAGGTCGCAGCGGCTCCGCGTCTCAAAGTCAATCCAAAGAATACTCACAACTTTTCTTCGCAGAAAATCCCGCAGTCAAAATCCATATTTTTCATCGACCGCCCTTTAGCGGCAGGGTCTAACTCGTCGAGAAACACACGGCGGTTATTAACGCGAACTAACCGCGCGCCTAGCCGCCTAGACTGCTCCGCACGATCTTGAAACACATCAGGATGCTGCTGACGCACATGGTTCCAATAGGTCGGAGATGTAGCTTTCACACACCCAATGCAATTGGCGTTGGGGTAGCCCATACGGTACATACGCGGTAGCGTAAGGCCCGCAGATTGCAAAATAGCGTAACAATCAATTTTAGTTATGTTGTTATCTATCAACACCGGCAGCACGTTGCTACGCTCGGTCAATACAAACCTGTCGTGCCTCGTTTTCTCGTCAGCGGTAAACCCCAAAACGTGCCAATCGGCGCGGTTTTCAGCTTCCCAATCCTGCCGCGCGCGTTTTTTTAACTCTAGCGTACAGGGCGCCCCTCTTGGCCCACTCATAAATGAACGCTGTTCCCAAACGTCTCGCGCAGATTGCGACGGGTATCGCCGCGCGGCAACCGTCTCAATTTCAACGCCAAGCCAAGACTGCACATCTTGAAGAAACCGCCGGTTATCCGCGTCCTCTTCCACAACAGGGTTATTGAGAATACGGACGCGCGCAACGCTGGCGTATTTGTCTTGTGTCATCTTAGCGGCAACGGCGCTTGCGGCGCCGCATGAAAACCACACGGCGATAACATCATCTTGTTTTACCATCCCGAAACCCCTCTTTCGCTACTCGCTGGGGCGGTGTGACCCGCCCCAGCTTTCGCGCCATCTAGACAGCCGCGCGACGGGTGCGGCGGGCAGGGGCGGGTGCCTCGTCTTCAGCTTCAACTTCCGGCGAAGCGTCAGCGCCCGTACCAATCCACTTAACTATGTCAAAAACAGGCGTGAAGATACGCCCGTAAGACTTGTGCTGGTAGTATTCTTTCTTCAGACGCACTACCGGCACCGGCTTGGACTGGTCCTTGTCCACCTGTTCGGCGATAGCAATTGCCAACGCCTGTACGGCCTTTTTACCGCCAACTGACGTAGCTGCGTATCGGACTTGCAGACCCTCGTCCTCGCCAGAAGTGCAGGCCAGCGACATTCCGACTTGCATCTCCCAACCGCGCTTGGCGGCGGGCGGCGCAAGGTCGAGTTCTGGCAAAGGTTCTGACACACTGCCCATTTTTTCAGCCAGCACCTCACCGTCGCCCCAAGCGATAAAGCCGTGAACGAACGAGAAAGGATTTACAGCCCAGAGGCTATCTTCCTCGGTTTCGTTCTGTTCCGCGCCGAATACCCAATGGCCCGTTTTATCCATCTTGAGGATGATGCTGTTGGAACTGGCGCCCGTGCTGGCAGCGACAGAACGCAAGGCGGAAGCGAGGGACTTAACCGATGGCAGATTGGCACCGGCAAACGCAGTGATATTTGTCATTATATTTCCTTTTTGGTTACTGGATTTTGGCCATTGCTTTTGCAAGCGTTTGACCGATTTGCAACACTGGCGAGCGCGGATCGCTATCCGGCACAAGAGTGCTACCGCTGGAGACAGAGACCACTAGGTCATCTGGCAATTTCTGTTTTGTCGCCTTGAGTTCTTTCTCAACGACAGCAGGTGATTTAAGTTTTGGCTCCTGTAGCGGGTATATATTCCGCGCTTCCATCCATGCGTCGGCCTTTCCCTCGTCAGTCCACTGGCGCGTTGCGCGCTTGTTGACCAGCTTGTAGCCGGGCACCTGCACACCGCCTTCGATCATCGTGTGGGCCAGCGCCTGCAAATCCTTGATGAACGCTTCGACGACCGGCACCTGGTCCAAGTAGTGCGCGATTTGATCGACAGGCACCGCGTCCAGCTTGGCTTTGGCGATGCGGTCGAGCGCGCCAGTCATCAAGGGGCAGACCGGCTTGGCCGCGCACCACTTGCAATGGTCGCCCGAGGCGAGCGGTGCGTTTGGAAGCTTTGCCTGTTTAACCGCAGAGGCCAATTCCTGCTCAAATAATTTGATTCGTTCGACCGACGTTACCCACCGTTTGACGCTGGGCGGCTGCACGATAATCAGTTCAACCTCGGTCGCACCGTCGAACGCCCACATCGTTTCAGGCGTCCGCATTGCGGCGGCGGCGTAGAACATCAACTGCGCGTTTTCTTCCGCTGCCACGGGAACGCCAGAACCAAACTTCCAGTCCAACACAATAGCCCTATCGTGAAGGCGACCAAGAAGGTCAGTAGAGCCAAACACATCAGGTAAAAAATCGCCAAAACCAACGCGAGATTCAACCGCATATTCCATCTCCTGCGCCGGGTCGATGTCGTTGAGCGCGTCGAGCGCGACCAGCAACTTATCGTCGATCAAATCTTCCGTCAGCACTGCCTGCCCATGCTTGCGGCCAAGAAACGCCGCCGGGGGCGCGCTGCTGTCAAGGATTTCAGCAATGGCGTTGTGTAGCAGCGTGCCTTCATCCGCGTAGCTGCTGCTGGGTTGCGGCGGCATCTTATCTACCAGCGCCACACTGCCAGGGCAGTTAATGACGCGCTTGGCGGTCGAGCCGCCGACGATACGACTGTGTTGCATACTGTACCTCAGTTCATTGTTTGGAACGCCCAGCATACACGCCACAAAATTTAGTGCAAGGGTTGAAATGCAAAAAATTATGCTGTAGCAAGACAGCATGACAGAGAAAGAAATTGAGGCGTATTTCGTTAAGCGCGTGAAAGCGTTGGGCGGTCATGCGTATAAATTTCGCAGCGTGACGCAGCGCGGCGTGTGCGACCGCATCGCCTGTATGCCTGACGGCAGCACGTGGTTTGTTGAGTTGAAGAAACCCGGCGGGCGGCTGTCACCGCTGCAAGAAGTGTTCGCGGAACAGATGGCAGCGACTGGCCAGCACTACGCCGTGCTGTGGTCGCGTGAGGATGTGGACGCATGGGCGGGGAAGATAAAATGACAGCATATTACAATGAGATAGACCCCCACGCCGCGCAATGGATTCGTAATCTAATCGCGGCGGGACACTTGGCAAAAGGTGAAGTTGATGAACGCAGTATCACGGAAGTTCAACCTGATGACCTTCTTGGTTTCGACCAATGCCACCTCTTTGCGGGCATCGGCGGGTGGGCCTACGCCGCCCGTCTCGCCGGCTGGCCCGATGATCGGCCTCTCTGGACTGGCTCTTGCCCCTGCCAGCCGTTCTCGGTCGCGGGCAAAGGCGGTGGTGTTGACGACGCAAGGCATCTGTGGCCCGACTTCTTTCGCCTCATCGGTGCCCGCCGGCCCCCTGTCGTCATGGGAGAGCAGGTTGCGGGATCGGCTGGCTATGGTTGGCTCGACGGAGTGCGCGCTGATCTGGCGGGAGAAGGTTACGCCAGCCGGGGCGTCGATATCCCGGCTTGCGCCGTGGACGCCCCCCATATCCGAAGCAGGCTGTGGTGGTGCGCTGTGGCCGACGCCGAAAGCGTCGAACGCGGGGCCGGACTTCGCCAAGATCGAGAGATCGGGAACGGAGCAGAGTCTGCAAACCGTGATGGCGGGAACGGTTTATTGGCCGACGCCGAAAGCCAGCGCGGCGGGCGAGACCAGCCGGAGCGGCGACAGGAAGAACGAGCCGCTGATGGGCGGGTTGATGCGAGGGGCGACCGGGGTAACGCCCTCGGCGCGCGACTGGAAGGACACCGCGGGCATGGCGACGACGGGGCCGGGCGGGCGCAACCGGCTCGACCAGTTGCCTCGCCAGATGGCCGCAACGGCACTTTCTGGACCCACACCGAATGGCTTCACTGCCACGACGGCAAAGCGCGGCGCTCCCAACCCGGCACACCCTTGCTGGTTGATGGGCTACCCGGTCGAGTGGCTGCATGGCGCGGTTTTGGCAACGCAATCGTGCCGCAAGTCGCGGCGCAAGTCATAGGCGCGTTTATGGACTGCGCGCCGTGAAACTGCGCCCCTATCAGGACGACGCGGCAGACTTCCTGTACGCGTGCGACCGCGCCATGATTCTTGCGCCTGTCGGCGCTGGCAAGACAGCCATCACGCTGACAGCCATGCAGGCGATGCTGAACGACGGCCACGTTAAACGCTGGCTTGTGGTAGCACCCAAGCGCGTCTGCACTGACGTTTGGCCGGTCGAAGCGCCGAAGTGGTCTGGCATCACTCCAGCGCTTGCCGTCGGGAATCCTGCCCAGCGCGCCGCAGCCGTCCAAAGCGACGCCAGTGTCGTGGTCATTAACTACGACAACCTTGATAAGCTAGAAGATTTGTCGGGCTTCGACGGCATTGTGTTCGACGAATTGACGCGGCTGAAGAACCCGGCGGGCAAACGCTTCAAAGCGCTGGAAAAGCTGCTGGCGCCGGTCACGGTGCGCTGGGGTTTGACCGGGTCATTCACGTCGAACGGCCTTGAGGATGTGTTTGGCCAATGCAAGATCATCAACCAGGCGCTGCTAGGCCGCGCCAAGGGCGCGTTCCTCCAGCAATATTTCCACTGCATCAACCGCGACTTTGGCCAATGGACACCCGCGCCCGGCGCGCTGGAGCAGGTAATGGCGCGTATACGCCCGGCGACGTTTGTGCTGGACCCCGGCGCGTATAGCGACAAGCTGCCGCCGTGCCACGTCGTCGAGGTGCGCTGCCGGCTTGACGACAGCAAGCCATACGAGAAGATGAAGAAAGATTATGTCGTCAAGTTTGACGACGCTCGCGTCATCGCGCAGAACGCTGCCGCCGTGACGACCAAGTTGCAACAGATGGCCAGCGGGTTCGTCTATGACCGCGAGAACGGCGGGTCGGTCTGGTTTAGCAGCCATAAGTTTGACCGGCTAGAGGAATTGCTGGCGGAGAACCAGCGGGCCAACACCATCGTCGCGTACACCTACCAGGAAGAACTAGCCGAGTTGAAGCGACGGTTTCCGCACGCGCAGACGCTAGACGACGCCGATGCTATCGAGCGTTGGAACCGCGGCGAGATTGAGTTGCTGCTGGCGCATCCCAAGTCGGCTGGCCACGGCTTGAACCTTCAGCACGGCGGGCACCATATTGTGTTCCTGTCGCTGCCATGGTCGCTGGAACTTTACGAACAAACCGTCGGGCGTCTACACCGTAGCGGGCAGATGCATGATGTTTGGGTCTATGTCCTGTTAACGGACAAGACGATTGACGAACGTATTTGGGCGGCGCTGCGCGATAAACGCGCGGTGTCCGACATAGCTTTAGAGGAACTAAAAGATGGTTAAACTTGATTGGCGCACAATGATTGCAAGCTTAGGTGAGATGACCGAGGAACAGGTCAAGGCGCATCTTGACGCCGAAGTGAGTCAACACAAGCGCCCGGTGTTTCTGCGCCGTTTGCACCAGCGTTATTCGTCGCTGCGCACCATGCGCGAGCGCGGCGAATTGATGCTTGAGATCAGCAAGTGAGCGACCCCGCCAACCCCGATTACTACAAAATCGGCGGGATTGAGACAATCGACTTCCTTCAGGCGAAGCTGACGCAGGAGGAGTTTCGCGGCTATTTGCGCGGCAACGTTATAAAATACCTAAGCCGCCTTGGCCATAAGGACACGACGGCTCAGGAGATTGGCAAGGCTATTTGGTATCTGCAACGCCTACAGGACAGTCTTGTTCACAAAGACATACCCAACGGCTATTGTGAGCCTCTACCGCTGCAACTGTGACCGGTGTATCTTTGGCGCTATCGTAGCCAATCGGCTTGGCGATGGCGCAGTAGCTATTGACCGGCGCGATCAAAGCGGTTGCGCAGCCGCTTATCACGCACAACGTCAGGCACAGCCAAAGCGGCTTCGCCCAACGCGATCTGGCGCTGCACGACATCTTCTGACTCCTTTATGATTTCCTGCCGTCCCTGCTGCTTCCATTGCTCTTTGTCGAGGTAGGCAAACAGCCGGTCGATAAGAGCCAGTAGGGACGACAGGAACCGTATCACTTGGCGCGTTCGCCCAAGACAACTGCAATCAGGCCAGCGATGCCGGCCAGCGCCGCCGAGGCTGCGGAATAGAGTTCGCCAGACACGCCGAGCGCCAGTGCAAGCCCCGACAGACCAGCGTAGGTTGAAGGTTCCTTGAGCCGGTTTAGAACAAAATTAAGAAAATTCATTTTTGCTTCTCCTTTGGGTATTGCTTCCAAGGCAGTTCCCAATGTGGACCATCCTTGAAAGTCCGCCAATCCCCGCCCCAGGTGACGGGAACCTTTTCATACGCCGCAGCGGCTTTTACGATTGCGGCTAACTGATGGTACAATGGCCAATCCCAGCGCACGGTGCCGCCGATCATCGGCGCCAGATCGACGGCGTGGCCGGTCAGGTGCCGCGAGTTCAGCGTCTTGGTCGCGCCTTGCGCCATCAACTCATGCTGCCGCGCCAACGTCCGCAGACCTTCCAACACGGTGAAGTCCAGACTGGATATGGCAGCAGCGCGCTTCACGACACGCACCAGATCGGGACGCACGTCTACCAAGCGAGATAGCGACCGAGGGCCAAGAATGATACTCATCAGTTCATCTTCAGCACGATGGCGAGCAATAGCATGATGATTGTTCCTGCTACGGTGATTGCAACAGTTTCCATACGCTTTAAACGCGCGCAAAGACCATCATATCTAAGCGCGCAAATCTGTTCGTGGGCGGCCAAACGGGCTTCATTCTTATCAACTGTTGTCACGTCAAAACTGCTCCTGATCTCGCATTGCGTTTTGTGCGCGTTCGCCGGCCAAAGTGGCTTTTGAACGTGCGGCGCGGCCTACCAGTTTAGGCGCGGCGACTAGCACCTGCCCTGTAGCTTTTGCCCGGCGCTCTCCCGTTGCTGCTTTTTCAATAGCGGCTGCGGCAGCCTGCGGGTCAAGCATTTCCGTGGCTAACTGGACAGCCAAATTTCTGTCTATCCGGCCCTTCAGACGTGAGATGATGTTGTTGGCGACCGCGGCAACGCGGCTGAGAAGGTTTGGCAGTTGCGCGCCCTGCGCCGCTTGCGACGCTAGCTTATTGGCGTTGGGCGGCCCGCCCCCTCCGGCTCTAGCAAGGTCTTTGTTCTTGGCCGCGCGGGCCAAGTCATCGCGGATAGCATTGACCGCGCGAACTTGGTCAGGCGTCAAAACATCCGACAATGCCTTAAACCGCGCCTCGTTGGTAGTCGCGCGTTTGATTGTGCCCGCGGCGTCTTTAACGGCGGTGGCAAACACATTGGCTCGTTCGCCGGTGCCGAGCGACGTAGTCAATTTACCTTCGAGATATTGGCCGACTTCCATCTGATTAATTGGTTTCGATTTGTCGGCAAAGACAGCACGCGCCGCGCCGTATTCCGGCGCGTTTTTGTCCAACCAACCGACCAAACGGTTTTTAACATCCATTACTTGCGCCCGTTCGCCCCGCGCCAACGCGGTGTCGCCCGTTCGCGTTAACATTTTATCCAACGAAATTTTTACGTTGTGGATAAAACGTGTTGGGTTGTTGGTAAAGGTAACATTTTGAGATTTGGACAACCTTGTAGCATCAGGCAAAGCTTGCCGAATATAAGGGTCGTCAGCAAGTTGCATTAGCGCGGGGTCTGCCGCAAACTTGCGCGCTTCGGCGGCGGCGTACAAAGGGTTGGATGCCGCAGTTCGAGCGTCAGACGCGGCGGTAATGTTGGCGGGCGTGCCGCCCACATCGCGAATGGCGTTTTGCCGTGCCGCAGCCTGCTCCCCTTCGCGAGCGTAGTACGCCGTCGGCAAAACTTGTCGTGCGGATTCGCCCAAGGCGGAAAACTCGGTGCCGCCAAGCGGCGCTGCGGCCTGCGCCGCCGTAGGTTTGCTGCCTGGCACGATCTCCAGATCAGGGGAACGAAGTTGGTTGATAAACTCTTGCGAGCGGCCTTCAGTCGCTTGTAAATACGCCGCCTGCTTGGGCGATACAAACCGCTGCACCGCCAGCGGAACGCGCGACACACCTCTAGCCACCGCCGCAGCGGGCTTGGTTAGCGCGTTGACAGGGTTGGTCGCTTTTGCAGCCTGCGACAATATATTTGCGGTGCGGGTAGCGCCAGCAGCCACGCGCGGCGCAGCCCTCGCAACAGATGCTGTGCCGCGTGCCAAGCCAGCACCCCCTGAAAAAAGCGTAGATAGGTCCGCAGCTACACCAACGGGGTCAGTGGCTAACGTCTGCTTCAACGCTTCAATAGATCCGTAGCGTTGCTGGTAAACGCCGCCGACCTGCTTGGCAGTGCTAATGGCGCGCTGCGCGGCTTCCGGGTTGCTGTCTAGGCCGATAAGAAAATTGCGGGCTTTGGTCGGCATTGCGTTATAAGCGCCGCCCGCAACCAGATCGAGTAGCCCGCCTGCGGTCTTGACTGGGTGAGTAACGGCTTCAGCTATGCCTTGGCCAAACCGCATGGCGCTACTTGGCACGTTTTTAAATGCTTGCGAACCGACATTCATCAAAGACATTGGCGGCGCGGCTTTGGCGGCGCTTAAGCCAAAACGCTGCTGAATCTGTGTTTGCGTAGCGAAATTTGCGTTGTTGTATTCAGGCAGCGTAGCAATCCGGCTATCAAAGATTGCTTTCTTTGTGGCCGCGTTAGCGTTGATATAGTTTGGGTCGTTGAGAATGTCCGCCGCGCCCGCCATATCACATACCCTTTAGAAGCGGATTGTTACGGTCAACGCCAGAAGGCGTTGTTCTCTTGCCGCTAGGGGAGCCTGCGTTACCAAACAATTTTTTTGCGGCGGCGTCTACTTCCGGCGTCCACCCTTTCCCGGCCCGCGATTTTGCGTCTAGCACTAGCTGCGACAGACGCTGGCGTTTGGATTCAATTGCTGCGGGTTCGTCCGAGTACGCGGGGATGTAAGACTCCATCTGGCCTTCAAGCTGCTCTTTGTTATACGCGGCGCCTGTGGCCAGATACAGCAGCGCGTCCAGAATGTCGCGCTGGGCGGCGGAGACAATCTGGCGCTGCGCCCCGCGCGTGAAATTAACCGCGCGAGAGATAAGCGGCGTATTGCCTATAAATGCCTCCGTACCCGAAGGCATATTGGCGCTAGGATCTTTTTCTACCGCGGTACTAATTGCCTGCGCGCCGCGCAGCAAACGCTTGATGTTGTAGGTCGATGTTTGCTCCGAAACGGTTAATTCTTTGGGCTTGTCTGCGGTGCCTGTGCCGGGGATAGGCTGGCCCATCCCTCCACCGCCGCCAGCGGTTCCGCGCCGCGACGGTTCGACATGAACATGATCGCCTTCAACGATAACATCGAAGCCCTGCGCTTTGAGGGGCTGGAGGCTCGACGCCAATGTCGCCAAGGTCTGTCCTTTGCCTGGCACAAAGTCGCGCGCGTTATCGCTAAGATGATAGCTGTTGGGAACGCCGCCGACTTCGGCGTTGCGCGCGGGCGTGCGCGCACGACCGCTGACAACAACGCCGGGGTTTAACTGGTTTGCCAGTTGTTCAATTTCTAAACCCCGCGGTGCGCCAGTCGGCGAATACGCCGTTGTCGGGGGAGCGCCCCCCATACGCTTAGGAACCGGGATAACTTCGCCGTTTGCGCCTTTGACGTAAGTCACCTCTGTCCCTGTATCAGTTTCGGAACCGGGAACAACCGTAGCGTTAGGCGCACCATACGGGTTGGTAGAGATTTGCCGTGTGCCTGTAGACGTATTTTGGGTTGTTAAAATGTTTTTATATCGTTCGTTGGCGTCAATTGTTTTTACGCCGGTTTCTTTCTTCCACGCCGCAAATTGCGCCGGGTCTTGAGGTATTGAGTTAACTACTTGGTCCAACCCGTCTCGAAACATCGGGTTTTGAAATTCGGGAACGGCTGCAATCCGTTGCGCGAAGGCCGTAAAATCTTCGGGCGAATTTGCGTTTGACGCGGCGATGTAGATAAACTCGTTAAACGCCATACCGGTCTTAAGTTTTTCAGCCGTTGATTTTGATTGGGCTTCGCTAACCGCAAACGGGTGCAATTCAGATTTGCGCCGTTCTTCGACCACAGCGCGGCCTTCCTGCGATTGCTGAAGCCGCGCGGACTGTTCCGCAGCCGCGGTTTGACGGTCAAGCGCCTGCTGCTGGCGCATCAAGTTAACCATCTGCGTGCTAGCTTGAATCGTAGAACCCAACGGATTACCTTGCGGAGCGCGGGCTTGAAGGGCGATCATCTGGTTAGCCACTATACGGCGCTCCTGCAAATGAACCAGTAAGCCCATAACTGGCGTTGGGGGTATAGCCGCCCGCGCTTCGGTTCAAATAGTTAACATTAGCCGCCATTAGCGGATACGAACTTATAGCCTGCCCCGCGCTGTTCAACGCTCCGCCAAGCGCGTTCGCGGCGCCAACGTAGCCGGACGCGCGGGCCTGCCCAGCAGCCATCAAGTTGTTGGCTTGGTTCTGGCCCTGCTGCCCCGCGGCGTTCGTCATCATGTTCGTGGCCGACTGGCCGGACCCCATGAGCGACTGAAGCGGGTTCAGTTGGTTCGAACGGTTCACCTGATAGCGGTTGAAGGCGTTCTGGTATTCTTGGCTGGCCAAGTCCTGCCCGAACCGCTGGATGCCTTTGAGCGTGCCGCCTGACAGCAGCCCGCCGCGCGCCGCCGCGCTGCGCTCCAGCGCCTTCATGCCTTCCGCCTGGCGGAAGGCGTAGCCGGGGTCTTGCTGAAAGTCTTGGTTGCCAAAGTCGCGCGCATACTTGCCGAAGTCGGCGCTAGGAGCGCCGGCGCTGGCAGGCAGCGGGTGCTGGGCCATGTAGCCCGCAACATCCGTTACGATGTTGCCTTGCGCGTCTTGATAGACAGCGCCGCCGCTGCTCTGGCTACCGTAATCGCCGAACCCGAAGTTAGGTGTTTGGACGGGGGTCAGCCCATAGGCCGCAGGGTTGTTAGCCCCGCCGCCAGAAGGCTGCGCGTTAGGGTCTTTTAGCCCCAGCAATTCAAAGATTCGGCTTTGGGCGGTCAATCCGCCTTGGCGGAACGGCTCTTGCAGCGCGGTTTGCTTTTCAAACATCCGCTCTTGAGCGGCGTTGGCGTCTTGCGCAGCTTGCACTTGGGCTTTGGCTGCGCTTTTGGCTCCGCCAGCAGCGAGAAGCCCGCCGCCTATCGCGGCTACGCCGCCAATAATTGCCGCTGTTACTGCGCCCATATTAGCTATCTCCTGCCGACAGCGCCAAAGCCTGCTTATAGTCTATAGTAATTTCTTGCCCCACGCTACCACCTTTGCTTCCCGAAATCGACTGCGAAGCAAACAGGTATATGTCGCCGTGGCTATCCATAAGCATTACGGCGTTAGGGGCCGCAGAATGGTTAGTGTAACGACCCGCTGGCGTTCGTTTTCCCGCCAGCCGCGCGGGGGCAATAAGTTCGTATTGAGCAATGTTATCGGATGCAAATAAGCCTTTACCGTGAATAGGCGAATCCGTCACCAGCATCTTGTAGCTACCGTGAGGCAGCGGTATTTGGTCTGTCTCGTCCAAAGACATTGACCATACGGTATCAGGCGCAAGACCATATTCAGCAATTGCCGCGGCAAAATCTTCATGGTCTGCGTTGCAGCTATGGGCCAGCATCAGCCTGTTAGCTTTGTGAAATTCTTTCGAGACAACGCTTTTGTCTAGCAGTTGGCTTTCCAGCGTTTCCACGTCGGTCTCGTCGGTTGCGTAGACGTTTTGCCAACGCACCGTTTCGTGGATATACGCAATCTTGCGCCCCGCGCCGCCCACAAACGTCTGCGGTGCGGTCAGTTCTGTTCGCGTACCGTCTTGGTTGAACAGCGTTATGCGGCCTTCGAGCATAATGTTGACGTGTGCAGCCTTATGGCGGTGGCCGATAACATACGCGCCTGTCGGCAATACGACTTCACGAATATACACGCCAGGGCCAAAGTGGTGAACAACTGGGCAGTCGGCCTGCTCTTGAGCCAGAAAAGCCGCCTCTAGAGTCTCAACGTCGGCTTCAGTAAACGCTGATGTTGTTAGCGGGTTTTCAGCTAGCGCCAACATTAGCTAACCAAACGGCCCGACGCGCGGATGTTGATTGCAGACGCCGTTCCGGCAATCGTTGAGATAAACCCTCCAACAGGCAGCACTTGGCCGACCAGTTCCGGAAAGGTGTAAGTTTCAGCCGGCTGAAGCGTCTTGGTCTTGACGATCAAGTTGTCGTTGCTCGCGCTGCCCGCAGCCGTCACAAGGTTGACGCTAATGGTCGCGGCAGCGGCGCTGTAGTTGGTCGCCGTGAACTTGTCGATGATCGTCTGCAAACCCGACGAAGTATATTGCGTTGTCTGGCTGGCCTCCGCCGTCTTGGCGGGGATGATGTTGTTGATGTTGACGGCCACTATTACCTCCTTATACGATGCTTACGATAATGCCGTTCACCACAGTTACTACCTTCGGGGGAGTATCCGCGCTGGTAAACGCGCCTGTAGCGCCAGAAGCCGCAAAGGGGGCGGGGGTTAACGCCAGTGCTTGCAACTGTGTCTGTATGGCTGCGAGGTCGTTTTCCGACGCGGCAGATGGCGCGGTGTCTGTAGCCTGCGCTAGGCTGTCTACTTTGGCGTCTACACTGGCCGTTTCCGAACCGCCGGCAGGCGCGGTCTCGGTTGTCTGCGCTAGGTTGGCCAGCATGGCGTCGTAGGACGCCAATAGTGAATTGGTATCTGGGGATACCGAAGCCGTTTCTTGGTTAGTTTGCGTGGCAGTTAGCAGCGACAGAAAGAACCTATACCATTCACGGCTGATTGAGCCGCTGCGTTCGTCGATAAACGGGACGCGGGGCGGCGTGATCTGTGTAGGGTTGATAGGCGTGGCCATCAGGCCCGCGTCCCACTCAAGATAAGTTCTGCGCCCATGATGAAGATGCGCACGGGGTCGGTGCCGGACACCTCGTACACCCTATCGCGGATTTTCATTGTCGCGCCAAGGCGTCGCCAGATGGTGCGTTTGTTAAACTGGCCCAACGCGCCCATCGACTTCCAATGTTCGTTTGACCAGGTATGCCCTGCGTCGTCAGAAAAGCGTAGCATGACTTGCGGGTCTGCGCCTTGGCCTAAGTTCAAGCCGACGCCCGTCTCGCAGTCTAGCTGCATGGCGTGTTGGATTGTGCGCGTTAGGTTGTTAGCGCCGGCGGGCAGCGCCCGCCACGACCGCAACCACTTCTGCGGTTGGTCGTCGTCGGCGTAGACGTTTAAATCAAACGCGTAGATTTTGTTGTTTTCGTAATCCCCCACGACATTTGTAGCGTTGAAAAACATTTGGCTGTTACCGCGGTGGCGGTTAAATTCGCCGCCCACAAACGACGCGCGTTCGTGCCAAGCGCCGGTCGCTACATCGAACACCCACGTCGTGTTAGCGGTCGGGAAGCTAAGGACATAAAAGCTATGGCCGTCCTGCTGGTAGGTGTAGCCCACCGCGTCCTCAAGGTTGGCGTATTCCTGCATCTGCCATTCGATAGCGTGCGTCGAGACGCGTTGCCCGATGTAGCCCGCAGCGCGGAATACCATGCCCTGCCCCCGGGCGTCTTTGCCCAGCCAGTAAATCTGGTTATCCATCTTGGCGATGCTGTACGGCGCCGCACAGCCTAGTTCGTTAAACGCGCCCTGGATGCGCGAAAGCGGAAAATCCAACTGCCCTGCGTTGTACCAAACTTCAGTTGAGTTGGAGCCGAACACCCACACTTCGCGATGGTCTATAAAAACCGCGACTACATTGTCGGGGTTGCCTTCGGCGCTGGCAAACTCCAGCGGGTCAACGCTAGTGCCGTCAAGGAGCGACGTCACCCAAATCTTTTGGCTGTTAGGTTCGTTGAAGGTAAAATAGCCGTCGATATAGCCGACCGTGCCCGCGCCGGGAAAGTCAGGGTCAGTGATCTGCTGAAACACGTCGGTGTTGGCGTTGTAGATGTATCCTTGCGGATTGGCCGCGATGAATAGCTGGATTCCGTTGTCGGCCATGCTAACCGGCCCTGTACCCGCTACAGTGCCTTTGGCGGTACCCACCCAATTACTATCAATCTGGTAAAGCGTGTTGCCCGACACGGCGTAGCCGTAAACGCCGTATTGCCACATCCCCCGGATAGGGCCGGTGCCAAGCGTGACCAACAACGCCAGCCCCGGCGCGCGTTGCAAAAACGCAGGCATTTTGCCGCCTTCAGGCACGACTTCGGGGAAAAGGTTGACCATGCGGTTGTCGGCGGCGTTGACGCTGCGCGCGACATACGCCGACCCAAGAATCGGCGTTTGCATCAGTAATTACCCGCGTAGATGTTAAACCGCTGGCGCGAAGCCATGAGGCTATACGGCATTGCCATAACGTCGCCGGGGTTATTGATGCGCTTCAGGTTACGCTTGCTGGTCATGGCGATGCGCATGACTTGTGCCGATGGCTCGACACCAAACTCCGGCGCCATTTCGGACGCCAGATTGTAGCGGAACGCGCGAAGGTAGCCGGGGGGAAACGCCAACACAGTAGCCAGATTGGCGGGCTTCGTCAGTTCCTCGACCGAAATAAAATGCCACTCCAGCGCCCGTGTCGGGCGCGGGTACACATACATATCAATGTCAGGATACGACATATTGATAAACATGACCTGCGGAAACGTCGAAGTTACCGTCTTGACGGCGATGCCGTCGTATTGCTGCTGGTTGATGAACTTGATGCCGTAGCTGATGCCTGTGCCGGGGTCGCGGAAATAGGTGCTGTCGTCCAGCAACACAGGACGGTTGCCAACAAAGTCGCCGCTTGGCCCCATCGTCCGCGACAGCACACCTGCGGGCCAAGTAAATACCTGATCTTGCGTGGAAAACACCGACAGTCGTTCGGTGTTCCAGCTATCAATCATCTGGTTCATGGCGTTCAGCGCGTCTTGCGACGTTTCGGCTGACGGCACTTCGCCTTCGGCCAGCACACCCAAAAGCCTGAGCGAGCCGTTGATGATGTCGCCAGCAGTCGTCATAGCATATTATTCCTGCGTTGCGCGGCGGCGGCTTTTGCGCGCTTGCATTTCGTTTACCGCAGACGCTGCGTTGTCGCTAGGGTTATAGCGTTCCCAGCCAATTTCTTCATCGCACACTGCCTCTGCTTCCGAAATAGCAACTTTTGCGCCGTGAACGTCGTGGACTAGGTAGATGACCGCCATAAAATCCTCGTAAAAATGGGGGCCTCGAAGCCCGCCGTGTAGCCGAGTTGTTCATCGCTCAAGAGATATTGCGCGCCGACAATATCTTGGTTGAGGAAAGCAACGCCGATAGATTTGCTATTTGGCGTACCAAATACCTTTCAAAGAATACCCCAGCCCGAAGGCTGGGGCATTTCAATTAGCCAGCGATGCGGTACAGATTGTACGTAGCGTCACCAGTCTTAACTGCGCGAAACAATACGCTGAGTGACGCAACGCCAGCGCCTGAACCGACCAGCGTCCAGCCAGTGCCTACCGTAAGGGTAGGAACGCCAGCGCCGGTCGTGACCAACGAAAACTCAAACGATGAGTTTACTCTTGCGCTGCTGATGTCGGCATTGACTACCGAAACTGCTGGCAACGCAAGGTTAGCCGCGCTGCCTGAAGTGTAGACAACAAGACTGCCAGCCAAGTTAGCAGTCGTCAGTGTTGCCGCGGCTGTGTACGCGACAGGGATTACAGAAGTACCGAGGATAACTTCGGTAATGTTGCCATCGCTAAGCTGGTATCCACCAGCACCATTAGGAAGGGGCATTTTAAATTCCTTTCAAAAAATGTGGCCCCCGGCGAACCGAGGGCCGGGTTAGGTTAGCCCCACAGCCGAACGGCCATTTGCGGGCGAATGGTGCTGAACCCGTAAAGAACGTCGATACGGCAAGGCATACGGTCGTTGTTGATGTCGTACTGACGAACAACGCGCAGGCTGATGCCGTTATGCACCTGACGCGAAGCCATATCTACGCCCTGGGGAAGCAGAAGGTCGGCGGTCGCAAATGTGATAGCGTCCTTGTGGTAGATGAGGTTCTGAGCGTACTGGGTGGACGCAGCGCCGACGAACACGATTGCTTTGGCGTTGCCAGGCAGCGTGTTAACGGTAGCGAGCGCGTGGCCAGCCGAGTAGATCGGCGTAACCGTGATGTTACCCGCGCCAGCACCGCTAAGAGTGACGTCCGCGGCAGCAACGAACTGGAACAACGAACCAGTGCTTTCGCGGGTCTGCGGGTTAACCGCAAAGCAATCAGCAACGGTAAATACGTCGCCAATCTTGACCGTAGCCGAAGCGCCAGCGCCGGTAATAGCAATGGTGGTTGCACCTTCAGCAGTAATAGCCGCCGAGGTTGTGCCGCCAGTTGCTGTACGCGAACCAGTGGTGAACTGCTTGATGGACTGCGACATATTGATTTCTTCGTAGCCCAACACGCCGGTGCCCATCATGCCGTTTTTAAACTGCTTGCTGATGGTGTCGGTCGGGTTGAACAAGCCTTTCAAGCCTTCGACCAAACCAGCGTTCGCGGCTGGGTTGACAGTGGCATAGCGCGGCGACATTACAGCAGCGTTTTCGTTCAGCTTCTGCTGTGCAGCAAGAAGGACTGCCGAAGTGGCTGGCGTAGTGCCGGGCGTACCAACAGTGTTACCGATGGACAGGAACGCGTTCGCAACGTCGGCGTCGATGCTCGAAGCAAGCTGCGAGATACGTGGCTTGAGTACGCGGTCTGCAAAGTCGTCAAGCTGCATGGTCAATTCAGCGGACGTGAAATTGATGCCGATGTGCTTCTGGTTGGCAACGGTCAGGGTCGTAAACTGCTCGTTGTCATCCTGAACCTGAAGGGCAGCGCCGTCGGTGACGAGGGCGCGGTCAGGCAGACGGATACGCAGCGTCGAGCCAATCTTGGCACCTTCAACAGCAAAGCTGTCGTCGTACTGACGGTTGACGTTGCGAGTGATTACAAGGTTGTTCTCAAGAATTTCAAGAGCCTTCCGCGTAATCATGTCAATAGTAAGAATTGAGTTAGACATAAATAAATCCTAAACTAGCGGTTGCGTTGTGCCTCGTACTTCTTGATCTGCCGTAGCCGTTCCGCATCAATCCATTCCGACGTACTCATTGATTTGGTCGAACGAGGGTCGGTGGTGTCATAACGCGGCGTTCCATTGGAACGAGCCGTAACAGGAGCAATCGGTGCCGGGGCGTTGGAAGTTTTTTTCGACAAAGGCGCGGACTCAAGCCGCACCTCAATCATTCCTATTTCCCGAGCCTGCAAGATAGGTTCCAACCGCGCAATGCGGCTTGCTTCTTTTGGGTTGGCACCGAGGTGGTAGACCACATCAGGGCCAATGTCAGAGGCTTGGATTGCTCGCGCCATCGTTTCGGTGATTGAGAGTTCGGGATTGTACGCGACTTGGTCGAAGTCATCGTATTTGTCCCGCGCCACTTCCTCACGTTCGTGATAGGACGCAAGCATCGCGCTTTGCTGGCGTTCCGCATCGCGGCGTGCCAGCAATTCCTCGGCCTTACGCTCTGCCAAAGCATCGGCGTAATCCTCGTAAGTCTCAAACTGCTCCGGCGTGATACCGGTGGCCGGCACTTGCCGGGCCTGCGTTTCCGCAGCACGTTGGGACTGTTCGCGCTCCCACTTACGTTGCTCTCTTGCGAGCCGTTTGCCGACGATAGCGTCTAGTTCTTCCTGGCTGAAAGACTTAGGCTCCTCGGGTTCAGCGTTTGGCTCAACCGGCGTTGCGTTTTCTACAGGCTCGATTGCCGCCGTGGCTTCGAGTTCTGGCGCGGAGGCATCCGCTAGTTCAGGAGCGTTATCGCTCATTTAGTCTGACCTTTCAAGTCACCTGATGTTCCGCATCAGTACGGTTAGTAACCATCATACAGCTTTTGGTGCAAGCTGGCAATTTGCATTAATAGTAGTAGCTGATGTTCAGTTTGGCGCTGGCAGTTTGGTCTATAAAGCGTATCCCCATAAGGTCACCGTCGTACTGAAGTGAAACACCAACCTCGAGAGGCATGCCTACAGACGCAGTTGGCGCTACGCCGTCATCGCGCCAGCGAACACCCTGCGTTTCTGCGGTAATCAGTGCAAAAGTGGGTTGCTTATGATTGCCCTGCCTATCTTGGGTGGGGACAGTCAGGCCAACCGCGGTGGCCAGCGCCGTAATCTGCTGGTACCCCATAGCGGCGGTAACTGCCTTGATGTTCATAGCCATTAGAAGCGTTTCCTCTCTGTAAACAACCGCAGTGCGGACGAAAACTCAATATTATATTCCAGGCCTTGCCCAAAGTCCCAGCCCGTATTATTACCTGCGTCAACGGCGTTGTTTACGACAAAACCATTCCAAGTTGCACCACCAACCCAGAAACGGTTAGTCATTTTCGTCCCCTAGCACAAAAAAGTCAGCCTCAAGAATGGCGTCACCATCGCAGTCGTGAAACCAGTATTCTGGCTCAACAAACAGATGGTCGCAGTCGCTACATTCGATCATACCACAATCCTCAGTTCGCCAGTGCTGGTCTTGTAAATCTGCCCTACGATAAGACCGCCAGTCAGCGCAGCCGCGTTAGATGCGTATGTCGCGAGATTCTTGGCTTCGAGCGTCCCAGATGCGCGGGCTGAGAATGTGTTAGACCGTGAGCCAGAGGTCGCTCCGCGTCCGATCTGAAACAGCACATCATCTGCCTGGCCGGTCGTGTATTCCGAGAACTTTCCGACCGCGGCCCCGTAATCGTCAGACACGATATGACCGCGCCCAGCAGCAAAGCTGTAAGGCGCTGCGAGGGTATTATCAAAGCCAAACAGGCCACTATAGTCCGCAAGGCCGCTCATATAAAGCTCGCGTCCATAGGCGAACGAGTAATTACAGAGGTTGTCGCTGGCGACAACATATCCGCCCGTGAACGTGAAGTTGCCGTCTGGGTAGCAGGCATAGCCCCACGCAAAGCTATTGCTTACGCCTACCGTGTTTATTGCCGAACTATATCCGATCACCACGTTGCCGGTGCCCAAAGCTGGAGCTACCACAAATGTGATCGTGTTGCGCCCATCGCTGGCCGTGCTGACTGAATAATTGGTTGGGCTTGTCTGAACCACGCCGCCAACAGTCACTTCCGAGATGATCGTGCCGCGATAATCCAGCACGAAAGAAAGCTTCGCCCCGGTGCCGGAAAATGTCTCGTTGAGCAACACACCACCGGTGCGGCTGTTCCAGCTAACCAGCGTGTCAAACCCCGAAATCACCGTGGTAGTGCCTGAATTGGCCGTGCCGTCGCCGCGGTTCCAGAATAGTACGCTTTCCGCTTCTTGGTTTACCGGCAGATTGTTAACGAACGCAGGGCCAATGACGTTGTACCCACCATCCCACAGGGACGCGCCAAGCCAGTGTGTATAATCGCCGCTACCTAAATCCTGAAATTGCGTCCGCAGGTTGCGGGTGGAGAGATAGCGCCAGCGGCCATTTGATTTGTTGGAAAATGCCTGCAAGGCCGGGCTTATTTGATACCGGTCGTGAAGCGGCGACATGCCCATGATGAAGAAGGGGGTAAAGTCCTCCACCCATGTTTCGCCGGGATAGACCCCAGGGTTTGCCGGATCGCCACGGAATTGCTTGTCGAGATTGGTGATATATGTCGTGTACGTGGCGAACGTCATCGCGTTTACGCCGGCACCGTTTTCTTCGCCCTGCGCCCAGATTAGGAAGTCTATAGTGGTCTTGCCAGCCGCAACCAACTCTGTAGACGCCAAAGCGGCGGCAATCTTAGTTTTAATTGCCGCATAGCGCGGCTGGGTAGCAGGCACCCATTCGGTGATGCTCTCACCGCTGCGTGCGTCATATACAATATAGACTTCGCGGCCCGTCTTTTCCGCGATGTAATGCGCGGCAGACAGCGCGAAGTTGTTCTTGGAACTGTTGCCGGTAGGTGCGGAGGAAGTCCAAGGCGCTGCCGTATATTGGCCTCCAGACACCCAAGTGCTGTTGGTCGGGTCCCACGTTTTGACCAGCGGGTTCAGCGGATTGTTGCCTCCGGCATAGACGCCGACCGCGTTGGATTGGCCAGTGATGGCAATCAGGACAGGGGCCCGATCACCAAGCAGCGTGTCGAGCGTGTCTTTAACTGTTTTGGTGCCGTAGCCAACCAAAGACGCGCCGGTGGGGGATGCTAAAGAGGCAATAAAAGTGTTTAATTCGTTTGCGGCGGCTATGCCTGAAATGTTATCTTTGGTCCACAACGCAACGCTATTTGCGGTCTCTAGGGTAAACTTGTAGCTGGCCGTTACCGTTAGCCAAATTTCGCTGGTAACGCGGCCTGCGCTATCCAAAATAATAGGATTAGCGTGCGGTGTTGCGCCGCTGCTGCTCGTATACGTGATTGAAGGGGTGGTAGTGCCCGCCTCGTAAGTATACAGCTTGCCGCCCGCGAGCGGAACACCGTTGTTGTCGAAGAACTGCCATCCGGCACCAGCAAGAGGTGATAGTGCAACCATAGTGTGTCCTTACGCCAAAAATTTTAGCTTGTAGAGGGTAGAGTAATACAGCCCGAAAATCTCGTCGATGATGTTCTGGAGCGGTGTACACTCCTTATCGACGACTTTATACCGCATCGCCGTCAAGTCGTCCACTTGACCTTCAAGGAACTCAACGACGTTGGTGGTTTTTTTGGCGGTCATAAGCGAGATAGGCCCAATCAGACCATATTTGCCTTGATAAGCCTCAGCAAAATTGTCGGTTAGATCAATGATATTTCTATAAAATTTCTGCAAAGCCTTATGCTTGGCATAGCTGCGCGTGTTCAAATGCGTGCTGTGCGTCACGTCGCGGGCGAGGAACAGAACCCCTACAAAGTCAGCGCAAGTCATGCCATCATTCCTTCAGGGGCTTCTGGAGCCATCTGTGGGGCTTCTGGAGCCATCTGGGGGGCTTCGGGGGCCATACCGCCTTGGGTTTCCTGCCCTTCGCCCGCGTATGGCATCTCACGCGGCCCTTTTGCTTCCGGCATCCGGGGCATACCCCCGGAAATATCGCCAGTTTCAATAGCCGCGTGAATGGTGCCCATAACGATATCTTGGACTTGTTCTGGCGACATACTGTTTTGCATGGCGGTTATACGCTTGGTTTCGGCATCGTAAGCGTCCACCTGAGCCTTGTATTCCTTAATGTCCACTTCGCGCTGGGCAACGCTGTCCTGCACGTTGCCGATAATGTCGGACATACGGTTCAGTTCTTGCGTCATGGCATCAATCTGCTGCTGCGCTTGCATCATCTCAGGCGACTGGTCGCCTTCCGACAGAACTTTCGGGTCGAGAATCTTCTTGAACCGTGCCGCCATCTCCTGCGCGCCTGGCCAATCCATGTTCTTGATAAACAGATCGCCTGCCACAGACCATAGTTGAGGATTAGATTGCAAGATTTGGCTCATGGCATCCAAAGCTTCCTGACGCTTGGTCATGTAACCGGGGCCAGTGGTCACCATAACATCGTAAGTACCTATGGATGGATTGTATATTTTCTCAATCATTGCACCGTTTTGGTCGCGTACTTCTTTAACCGGCTCAGGCTGCGCCGGGTTAAACTTGACCATGCTGACTTCATTATCAACGCCGATGATGCGCGCGACACGTTGCGTGTCGTAAATCTTGGGGATTATATCGACAATCTGCCGCGTAAGGTGGCGGATAGCACGGGCAAGGTTGTCAACGTAATGGTATGTGCCCACGTCGCCCTGCTTCTCGCGGGCGAGAATGGCCTTACCCGAGCGTTCGTTGCCCTGCATCCCCAGACTGGCATCGTATTGGCCTGTTGTGCCTTTAATGTCGTCCGCGGCGCCCATCTTGGCCTGAATCAAGGCGGTCTGGGGCAGCGGAGGCTGCGCGCGTTGCGGCAGCGGCAAGACGTTGCCAGCGCCGTCGGTCACGTCCGGGTTGACCTCCAGATACGGCCAGTTGTTTACGTTGGCCGTTTTCCATTGGTTCTCATAGCCTTCAAACTGGCCACCGTAAGCAATAAACGGCGCTTTAGGTGCCAGCGCCAGCATTTCTGCCTCTTGGCTGGACCAGTAATTAAACATACGCTGGGCGTCTTTGGCATTGCGCACCAACCCGCTAATGTAGATGCGTCCTTCAACTTCAAACTCATTGCCAACAACGCGGACAACGGGGATGTATTTACCCGGCCACTCGCGTTCTTCTAAGATATCAAAACCATTGGTTTTTATGCAGTTAACTTTGCTGCGCGTCACATCGCGTTTACGAATAGGCGCACCAAACATCGCGGTAAGCTGTTTATCGCGGTTAGTGCGCGCAAAAGCTGTTTGATTGTCAGGGTATAGATGCAGGATGGCCTGTTCGTTGGAAAAGTAAAAATACTCCGCAATGCGGATTGTATCTTCGGCCAACCACTGCGCCATGCTCTCGTTGCCAACACCTTGCGCCATTA